ATGGACTGTACCGTAAAAGGCAATCTGCCCTCCGAAATTTTTGAGGACATTAAAAAAATTGCAGACAACAGGATAAATTTTCAACAGTTAAAAAACAAGACTGTTTTCGTGTCGGACTGTCACGGACTTATTGCATATTACATTATATGCACATTGCTTGAGGGCAATGATTTTTTCGAAAACAACACAAGGGTAATCACCCTTGCAAAAAGCCGTGAAGATGCCGAAAAGCAGTTCGGCAACCTTACTCTCCGCAAAGATTTTGTTGTTGAAATCGGAGAGTCAAAGAACTTTCCGGAGATTGAAAGAGCCGACTTTGTAATATACTGCAACTGCCCGTGTGAGGTTGCAGAGGAAGATTGCAGTAATCCCGAAATTGCGGATACAATCACTTCGGGCTTTGCAAATGTGCTTGAATATGCAAAAGAGTCAAATGCCGAATCGGTTCTGCTCGTATCTTCATATATGGTTTACGGGGAGGTTTTCAGCGGTAAAAGTAACATTTGCGAAAACGACCTCGGCTATCTTGATCCGACCGATGCCGACAGTGCATACGCACAAAGTATGCGTTCAGCCGAAACACTTGCTGTTTGCTATGCTGAAAAATTCGGTATGAATGTCAAAATCGCCCGTCCCTGCCCCACACTCGGCTGTGTCAGAATGAGCGATGAAAGAAAATGGGCAAAGCTGATTGTCAGTGCGGCAAAAAATCAGAGCATTATGCTTACAGATAACGGTAGCGAAAAATTCAGCTTTTGCTATGTGACGGACACGGTTTCTGCATTGATTGATATTTTGCTTAACGGAAAAAGTGGCGAGGCATACAACATTTCAAACGATAACGCAAATGTGACAATGCGGGAATTTGCACAGCTTGTAAAATCGGCAAATCCCGAAAAGAATCTCTCCGTAGTGTTCGTTCACAGAAAAGACGAAGAAGAACCCGAATTTTCTCCGTCATCCCCCACACCGTATGTTTTGTGCAACGATAAAATAAAATCACTCGGCTTTAGTCCGAAAACCACGCTTAAAGACGGAATAAAACGCAGTATAAGAGCAACAGAACTGCGTGCAGAATTACGAAGGATAAAGTAATGCGTATTAAAGATTTTTTAAACGAATTTGAGGCCGACAGGGCGGCATTGCCCGGAGTTGAAAAAGAAACTCTTGCAAAGCTCAGGAACAAAACAATTGTCATCTCGGGCGGTGAACTTGCAAGGTGTCTTTGCTATGCCTTTCTGTACAATAACGAGGCTAAAAGGCTCGGAATAAAAGTTATCCTTCTCGGCAAATCACGCACCGCAATGGCATCATACCACAGCGAACTCTTGTTAAGAGATGATTTCGATTTTGTCGATTATAATTCTGCATCAGAAATTTCAAGTGCCGACTATGTAATTACAACAGGAATCTGCGGTGAACATACAGACAACAACCCACAGATTATGATTGACGGCATTGCAGAGATAAATGCCTGTGCCAAAATTGCAAAAGCCACAGGCGCAAGAGTTGTCGTTGTGAACGACAGCAGAATTTACGGCAAAGCCAAACCGCACAGAGTTTATTCCGAAAACGAGTACGCAGAACTTGACGCAACCTCTCTCTCATCGCTTGCAGGTCAGCTTATGAGAACAAGAGAAACCACCTTGCACTCGGTTTTGAAGAACAGCGAATCAACCGTTACAACGCTCAGAACGGGCATAATTTTGGGAGCGTCAAGCAACTTTACAAGCGTGCTTGATCCTGTTTTTGACGATATAGCCAACCGCCGTGACACAGTTGTTCCTGCAACAAGGGATCGCTGCACCTTTGTTTATATCAACGATGTTTTAAAGGCGATTGTTTTCGCAATGACAAATCTTGAAGAAAACGCAGTTTATAATGTCGGCGGCAAAAGCTGCAACGCATCGCTGATTATGATTGCGGCTGTTCTCAACGATATTTACGGCAGTCGCTGTACAATTGAGTCGGGCGATTTTACGGAGCTTGACGGCTGTGCAATTAATTCAAACAAAATTTCCGTAAACGAATGCACTCCCGACATAGACCTTGAAACCATGCTGAAAATCTGCATAATGGACAAGATGAAGTCCGAAAAAGTTCTGCGTATCCCCCACTCACACGAGCGCAGACTTGATTCAATTCACGAAATTCAGCTTGCATTTCTGCTTGAAACCGACAGAATTTGCCGAAAGCACAACATAAAATATTTTCTCGGCGGAGGAACACTTCTCGGTGCAATCCGTCACAAAGGATTCATTCCGTGGGATGATGATGCCGATATTATGATGTTGCGTGAAGATTTTGACCGCTTTTGCGAGATTGCGCCAAAGGAACTTCCGAGCAATATGACTTTTCAATCGTACCATACGGACAAATCTTGTTTCTATGAATTTGCCAAGGTCAGACTTGACGACACTTTCTTTGCAACCGACTTTGCAAAAGACCATCACGCAATGCACAACGGAATTGCGTTTGATATTTTCTGTCATGATAACACAGCCAATTCAGCAATCGGACGAAAAATTCATATGGCTGTGACTCTGTTCACAAGAGCGCTGGTGTTCAATAAATGGAACAATCGCAAGGCTGAAAACGGCAGTAGAATCCAGAGCATTGTAACAAATTTCTGCAAGAAAATATTTCCGCTCAGATTCAGTATGTGGCTTGAAGTCCGTACTTTAAAATTCTTTAAAAACAAAAAGAATGCAAAATATCTCTATGACGGAATGGGCAGAAATATTTATAACGGTGCTTTTCCAAAGAAATATCTTGACGATGTTGCTTATGCCGACTTTGAGGGTTACAAGTTCCCCGTGCCAAAGGAATATGACAAGTACCTTACTTTCCTCTACGGCGACTATATGGAGCTTGCACCGCTGTCAACAAGAATGGGTTGCCACGAAATTGCCCTCTGCGACATCGGAAAATATGACGGGTTCAAAATCCGCAAACCCGATTCTGAAAAATAATCAGCGTAAAACAGACCGATAAAGTAAATGTCACTTGACACTTACCTGTCGGTCTGCTATAATAATATAGCACATTTTGGGTGCTGTTGCGGAATCAGCTGAAGAGTAAGCTCCGCCTCGGTTTCCCCACCGTGTAAAAATCAAGGGAATTTAAATTGATTATGCAAAAGTTGACACAATCATTTTCAACTTTCCATTTTCAATTTTCAATTTAATAAGCAGGTATGGCGGAATTGGCAGACGCGCATGGTTCAGGTCCATGTGAAAGCAATTTCATGCAGGTTCAAGTCCTGTTACCTGCACCATAGCTTTTTACCCCGGTAAATACGATGTTTACTGGGGTTTTGCTATACTTAAATCACCCTAAAACACGGAAAAATACATATCGTAGCTAACACACAGCTAACAAGTAGCTAACAAATCTACAAATAACAAATTCCCCTCACTCGCTTTTTTACGGCGGATGAGGGGAGTTTTTTTGCAATTATGTGTTTAATATGTAGTTTATTTAGTCGCTGAATTTATTCTTTCCTCGGCAATTTTGTAATACTTTTTGTCAAGTTCAATACCAATAAAATTACGGTTTGTGTTTATGCAGGCAATTCCCGTCGAACCTGAGCCCATAAAGCAATCGAGGACGGTTGCGTTTTGCAAAGTAGTTTTTTCAATTAAAAATTCAAGGAGCTTAACAGGTTTTTCGTTCGGGTGAATTAATTTACATGGTGGTACTCTTGAAACAGAAATTAAGTCCTGCGGTCGTCCGTTTTTGAATTTAAAATCATCGTTCGGTATCAAATAATACTCTCGTATCTGCCGCCAAATTCCTTTTTTAAATTTCCCATACCGTGACTTTTCTTGTCCCAAATGAGAACATTTTTAGGTTTTAAACCGTTACGAATGAACTCGTCAATGAAAATCTGCTGAACATCCCAACGGGTAAAGCACAAAATACCACCTGTTTTTGTGATTTTGGACTTTATCAACGGTATAAAATCTGTAATAAAAGTTCGGTCATTCAAAACTTTAGATTTTCTTTTACTCTTATCATTATGCCACCTGGACTGAAAATCAATCCCATAAGGCGGGTCTGTCAGCAACAGGTCAACGCTGTTATCGGGCAAAGTTTTCAACACTTCAAGACAATCGCCTTGATATAAATTTACCGTTTTCGTCACCCCAATTCTTTATTTGTGATATCCGCACCGCTACATAAAATTTGCAACGGTGCGAAATATTTAAACATCAGCCAAGTGCTTTTTTAGCGTTGGCGATTTTGCTGTCTTTTGCTCTGATACCGTCATTGATGAGATGATAGATAGCATTGATTGTCTTCTCGCCGACAATGCCGTCAACCGTGACCTTACCTGCCTTCTGTGCCTCTTTAACGGCTTTAAGAGTGCCGTCACCGAAGCCGTTTGAATTATCGACCTTTGTCTTTACAATTCCCATGTTGTAAAGTGTAATCAGCTGTTTCTTGAACGCAAGTGTAGCTGTGTTGTGTGCGCCGTATTTAATCATTTCTTCTACCTCCGTATTTGTATTTGATGTCTTACCGCCGAGCTGTGCGGTTACTTCGTCTGCAAGATTGCCGAGCCTGTTATAGAGCCAGTCACCTGGGCAAGATTTATTTGCAAACCACCTATGTACAGTCAAGACCATTTCACCTGATTTTGGCGAATAATTTAGCGTCTTGTCCTCATTACCGAACCAAAGCAGTTGAGTTTTGCCGTTTCGCTTGCAGATGTCAACGCAGAGTGCAACGAGTTTGTTATAAACCTTGCTGTTCATGGTGTACGGAGCTACCGTGTTGCTTGCACATTCGATTGTGACTGCACGCTGGTCATTTGCGTTTGATGAACTACACCAAGAGCGGTTGCTCTCATCGACACAGAGTAACACTCTTCCGTCCGTACCTATACCGTAGTTGCAACTTGCCTCATTTTTCGTGTTCATAAAGATGTTGCCGAGGGTTTCGACAGAGCACTGTCCGACTACGCAATGCGGAGTGATTCGGTCAATACTGTGTGTGCGTTTACCGCTGTGGTTTGGCGATAATTTAGTGTAATTTACAAGTTTTGAATTACTCATGTTATTCCTCGCTTTCGTCTGTTTTTACTTCGACTGTTGTCTTTAATCTCTTGACGATTGATACCAAAAATTTTGGCAATGGGATTCCGATTTCCGAAAGGTTTTCAAGGATTGAAATTAATTCGTTGATGATAAACCAAATCGTAACAATCATACCGATACAGTAGTTAATCCGCAGGTCGATTCCGCAGTTGACAAGTGCCGAGCTGATGAGATAGTCGGCAACAATACCGACCGCTACGGCTACGATATAACCTACCTTTTTGATAATACCTGTTACACCGACACGGCTGTTCAGCGTGTGACTGATGTATGCCTGTGCCATTCCTGTGATGTAGTCGATAATCATTACCGCAATCATCACCGCAAACGGCACAAGCAAGATGTTGAGATATGCAACGATTGCACCGCATACCGTTGCAAATAACGCCTGTAAAATGTTTTCTTTCATTGTTTACACCTCGCTTTCTGTCGGCTCGTCAACGGTTGGGTCTGTTCCCCATACCGTCATAACTGCATTGTAATATTCGTCAGACAGCACCGCTCTGAGCTGTTCTCTGCCTGATTTGCTGTTCATGTAGGCATTGCGGATGTTGCCGCCCACCTGCATTTCTTCACCGTTAAAGGTTAAAAACTGCTGTCTGAGTACCGACACGCTGTCCTTTGTGAGCATATCAAGTGTAATTTTTTCTTTAAGTTCCATAATTTTTACCTCCGTTATTTAATTTTGTACAAGCAAATCACATTAATTTGCTCGCCGTCTGCGAATGTATATACGGTCTTATCCTGAGTCGAAAACTGTAGCCAAGTGTTATTTTTCGGAATGGCAAATTTAAAGAGTTTGCCAAGGTTTGAAATACCGACACAAAAAACATTGTCCTCGGAAATACATTTGTACGGCAAATCAATCAGCGGACACATGCTTTTGCCGCCAAGAGATACTGCGTTCATTTTGACCGTTGCACTGACGATTACGATGTCACCAATCGTCTTATATGTACAGTTTGCACTTTTGATTTTATCGGTGACGGTTGAATACGGTGTGAGTGTTGATGTACCACTTTCAATATTTGACGAATCATATTTAGTCGCCAAGGCGGTTTTATCTGCTTTCACAAGCAGAGCGTTGTAAACTGCTCCGCTTGTGAGGTAACACGGGCTGTTATTTTTGGGTTCGCTGTCGAACGGCATTGAATCGAGCTTTCGGGCAAGTTTTTTATCTGTTCCTTCTCGTGTATATGCGTCTGAAATGCCGTACCCTGCGAGAGTATTGGCTTTATCAGCTTTTTTTGCAAGATTTGTGTCGACTGTATCAAGCCTTGCCCCAAGTGAATTAGAACTGCCTCTTGCCGTGGTTATTTCGGATTCAAGTGCAATTGCTCCGTCTGTTGCCTGTTCAATCCCCTCGTCCATATGGTTGAGGTTATCGGCAGTCAGCGGAGTTGCTGTTGAGGGAGTGTTTTCCCAGTTCATTCGTGTGTATTTGTTCAATTTCTATTCTCCTTTCGCTGTGATTTTGTCTGTGAGTGCCTGTATGCCCGTAAGCTCTCTCGATAACACATATGATGTCACGGTTGCGGTTTGCGGAGTGCCGTCAGCGTTATAGGCATAGTTGCCGTCAGCGTCGGTTACATAATATTTAATCTGTATCATATCGCCCGGTTCAACCCACAGTCTGCCGTCAAGGGTTGCCTCGATAGGCTTATAAATTTTATGGTGTATTCGCTTGCCCGTATCGCCTGAAAACAAATTTTCAAACTTATGTATCCACGCACCGCCTTCGTTATCGTTTTCCTGCCATACAAGAATGTTATCTGTCATATCATAGGTTTTACCGCCTAAAAACTTGTAGCTACGCACCTTTGCGGTTCGTGTAGCACCTCCGATTGCAAAGTCAACAGTCCCGTATGTACCGCTTGATTTTTCGTCAGCGTTGAATGCCTCGTAAAAGTCATATTTTTCTGCTTTTGTTGTATCGGTTTCAAGGTTGACAAAAACAATGTTACCGCCTTTTCGGCTATCGGGTTTAACAAAAGCAAACACACCGAGCATTTCCGCTGTATAATTAAGCAATTGACCGTAATTAACCTTTTCGGAATCATTAAGCCATACTTTGTTAAAAATTTTCATATTCTTAACAGTCAGATTCTCAGCCTTGTTGATAACCTCGTTAAGTAAACGGTCGGATAAAAAATGGGCATCAGGTTGACCGCATAGGTTAATAAATTTTTCAGAAACCATTGCCAACAGTGCATAGACCGAAGTGCTGTTAGAATTGTTATTCCAGAGCTTTTGCAGAACGTTTGTACAGTCGGTTTCATAAAGCTGTGAAATCACATCATAGGCGGTTATGCTGATTTTGTTCTGATCCGTTTTATTGACCTCGGCTTTGTCAATCATACCGTTAAAAATGCACCACGACTTTGTTGTCACGGCTTCGCCCGGATAGAGAGTGTCGCTTGGATATAATGAACTGCTCGGCAGTATCGGAGAGCCTGACGGAAAAGTTTGTGTCAGCTTAACTAAAATCCAACAGCCGACAAGTTTTGAAACATCAAAAGTTCTGTCAACGGTGTTCAGCAATCCGATTTTAAATTCGGAAGCAATGCAACCGCCGAACTTTAATTTGTTTTCGTCACAAATCGACTGTTTAAGGCTCATACTTTCGCTTTCAATGTTGGTTTCGGTGATGACATCAAACTTGCTGTCAGATGAAAAGATTTCGAGCTTGTTTGAAATCAGCTCGTTAATAATTTTCTGCTTATGCGTACTTGAAACGGATAGCAATCTGTCACCCCCTTAATACTCAATAAAAGTGAAAGTCACGGCATTGTATATGATGTTGTTTTTGGTGATTTTCTTGACCTGATAGGTGATGTCGGGCATATAGGCGGTCATTGTGCGATATGCAAGAAGTTCATCGTCCCAATACTCGACACGGATTTTACGCTGTTGAGAGTTGTCCCACGAACTATTCAAAGCACTTCTAATTGACTGCATTTGTGCAAGGGTGAGTTCATCAACGGTTGTAAACTCAATTTTCGACTTGTAATTTGGCGAAGTTGTGCGGTGCAGAAGATTGTTGCTGTCACGGTATGCCTTGATTTCGGTTCTCTGGAGCGGAGTGCCGTTGTAGTTATCCTTTGCAATAAGCTCGTGCGGAAACAGCTTACCGCTCTTAGGAAACCTTATTAAATAACCTTTAAAATTTGCCATGTCATCGTCTCCTAACCTAACGCACCGACACCGTGACGCTTTTTGACTGCGTTGTTGCGTTTTACAATGTTGTTAAAAATCACCTCGCCGTCAAGATTTACAGTAAGGTTAATGTCACCGCTGTCACCTGTTGAGCCTATCTCTGCCATAGCCTCAATAAGTGCCTGTTTGATAGTTGAAATCGGCGAAACAACCTCAGCCTCACGCTTGTTATCACCGAGTACGGCAAGAAATTCACCGTAATTTGCCGGAACAACCGTACCTGTGGCAAGTCGGGGAACTGTAATGTTAGGCAGTCCGACATTGCCGTTTACACTTCCTAACGCTTCATAAGCAATCTTTGCCGCTGTACTCATTCCGCCTGAAATAGCACTGCCGAGGCTGTTGAACGGATCTATAAAATTGTTTAAGAAGTTTTGAACAACACCTAAAAATCCGTTCATAGGCTTTTTTACAGCACTCTTGATACCCTCAAAAGCATTTGAGAAAACGCTTGAAATCGGATTGATATGTGTTGAAATAAAGCTAAGCAGTCTTGCAAGCGGATTTTTCAAGGCATATATTCTGTCACGAATGCCGTTTGCAAGACCTTGAACCGTGTAACCGCCTCTTTCATACATTTCTGTTGACGGGGAATGAATTCCCATCGTGGTATCATATTCTGAAAGCACAATAGAAGCAAGACCGTGACTGTTTTTGACAAGCGCACCTTTGTATGCGTCTGTACCCTCAACAAGACCGAGAACCGTGTTTTTACCTGTATCTTTTGCAGCTTTTTGCAAATTGTTCAAAGATTTCCACTGCGAATTTTGAACATCCGTTGTACTGATAAGACCTGCATTGTAAGCCATAAGAACAGCGGCGGCGTCTGAATAGTTGCCATTAACAACCTTTTGTACATCTGTAAGGTCATCACCCGTCATAGTCAGTTTGTTCATAGCGGCAACAGCTTTATTTACCGAACTTGTTGCACCGTCAAGAGATTTTGTTTTGCTCTGAATATTCTCGAAGTATTCAATGCCCTCTTTCCATAAAGCGTCGTTTTTAGCACCGCCACCAAAATAGTAATTTTCAAGAGCCTGCATACTTTTGCCGTTTTTCTCAAGCCACTTTTTCAGTTTTTTCTGTTCGTTTTCAAGGTCTTTTTTCTTGTTGTTATAATCTGATTTTGCACTGCTGTATTTCTTTGACGCAAGAATTCGTTCTTTGCTATTTTCAGAAGATAATTCAGCTAATGCGGCACTATTTGCAAGTTGTTGGTATTTATCAATTGTATTGTCAATTGCATTACGAACTTCGCTTAAATCGCCGTTCAGGTGCAACTTGCCGCCACTACTGATTGACACATAGTTATTCCAAGTGTCGCTAAAACCGTCAACATTGCTTTTAAAATATGTAACAATAGTTTGTAACTGTGCCTGCTCTTCAGGAGTAAGCGTAGCTTTCTGCAGAAGTTCATCAAGTTTCTGTTGGTAACTGTCAACAAGTGTATTGTCTGCATACAAGCTGTCCATTCGTTCAAGAGTGTCTGACAAATTATCCTCAATACCTTGCGTAGTTGTATCAAGCCTTGATTTTATACCGTCAATTTCATCAGCAAATTTTTTAGCTTCGGAATTACTCCAAACAAGCTGATTATATACAGTAACTGCAGTCACAAGTCCGGTGATGGCACCGGCAACGGCTAAGATTGGATTTGCAGAAACAGTTGTCAAAAATAACTTTATAGCATTTTTGACTTTGTCAATTCCGCTTGCAATCGCTTGTCCTGCCTTGAAAACAACAACAGCTGTACCGACTGCAGTAATGCCGCCTGCGATAGCGTACAAGGTTTTGTCACTAGTAGATTTAACTATTTTGCTTAACAGTTTCAATGCTCCTGCAAGGGCTTCTACAAGTTTCGGAACTGCTTCTTCAATTGTCCATTTTGCAAGTGGGAGAAGAATATTCTTGTATGCCTGTTTCAGCTTATCTCCGCAGGCTTTGAGCAAATCCCTGAACGCCTGTCCGAGGTCGGCAACAGCTGATACAAGCGGTGACAAATCAAGACTTTCAAGCCATTCAAGGCGAATTTCTGACATATCGCTCAAAAAGCCTGTGATATCTTCAACAATGCCAAGGATTGCTTCCCAAATCTTTTTGCCCGATTCATTTTTGTCCCAAGCCTGTTTGATTTTAGTCCTCAGAGTTTTGGTGTAGTTGTTGCAGTTTTTGATAATATTCAGAATATTAGTCCAAATTCTCACACCGGTGCCGTTATTCCAAACTTTGCGAAAATCCTCTGCAATCGTATTTACAAGTTCAAGCAAGCTGTTCCATTTGTCGATAATGGATTGCACAACCTCGTCACCAAGTCCAGCCTTATTCCAAGCCTTTGTAAACGCTCCTGAAATATCACCGATGATATCAAAAACATTTTTCAAAAGCTGTTTGATGTTTCCGATAATCTTTTCGCCTGTGCCGTTTTTCCACACTCTCTTCCACGATTCGCCGATTGAAACAAAAGCATTTTTCAGATTATTTAAGGCTCTTTTAATGCTGTTAAAAACCTTGTTTGTACGCTTTTCAATCGCTGTTGCGACAGTATCAAGTGCGTTAACTGCGGCTTTAGAAGATTTCTTTGTGGGGCTGTTTACTGCTGTGCTATCATCTGATGAACTGTTTTCAAGGCTCATCACATTAAGCCTGTCAAATCCTTGAAGATTGTCTTTAATTTCCTTTGTCTTTTTCGATGTTGTGGCAAGTGCAGAGTTTGCACTCTTTGTTTCATCGGCGAGGTCTGTCATTTCAGAGCTTGCGGAATTTGCGGAATTGTCGGTTGCAGATGAATAGCCGAAAACCTGTTCCGTAAAGCTTTTGAATTTTTCCGTTGCAACATCTAATTTTTCGATAAAGGAATTAAGATTTTTTAACAGCGGAGAAAACACATTGATAAGTCCCTGACCGAGTGTTGCTTTCAGGCTGTCAAGTCGGAGCTGTAAAATTCTTGTCTGATTCGCCCAACTGTCCTGCGTTCGGGCAAAGTCACCCGTCGCATTGGCGAGCTGGTCTTGAACAAACTTGTAACGCAATGTTACTTTTTCGGCTTCTGTCATTTTAGCTGTGGTCTTACCATAACCGTTTGCAAGGGCATAGCTGTCAAGCGCAGTCTGTGTCATTACGATGCCTAAATCTTTTAAAGTTTCGGTTTCGCCCGAAAATACTGATTTAAGTTTTGTATAGGCTTCGTCCTGTCTGATGTTGTAGAATGAAGCAACATCGCCTGCAAGTCCAGTCAGCGTGGTTGACATATCATAGGCTTCTTTCTCTGTAAAACCGAAAGCCTCAGCCATTGAGCCAAAAGTACCGACATACCGCTTTGCCATTGTTTCGGACAAACCAAAAGAATTAGCTGCACTTTTTGCCCACTTGTCAACCTGTTTGGTCATTGCCGGAAAAGTAACATCAACAACATTCTGCACCTCCGCAAGGTCAGAACCAAGCTCAATGCACTCTTTGCCGAAATTTGTAATTGCATAAGTGCTGAAAGCAACAGCGGCAGTCTTTGTAAAGGTCTTAAGCTGATTTTTTACCTTTTCGATTGATTTGGTAACAGTAGTATTAACCTGTGCCAAACCGCCGTTAAAACCCGATGTATCAAGTTTCGTGTCAAAATTCAGATAACCGTCAACCGCCATATTTTCACATCCTTTCATTTAAAAATGGGCATAAAAACAGCGCACACCGTCATGATGTACGCTAATAAAATTTTGCAAAAGAACAGCCACCCCGTTTGGAGTGGCTTTTCGTTTTAGTTTGATTTGCTTGAAACAGCGTTGTACATTTTCACCTCAGACAAAATCGACATATTTAGCGTCAACGATAATTACACTGCCATCAGAATAGTAAGTAGATTTTACTTCTCTTATTGTTCCATAAATTTCTACTTTTTGATTTCTTTCGTAATATTCAGCGTCACCGTGTACATCTATAAGATTTCCGCTTTTATCTTTCAGCACGAACCAAGTTCCGTCATCTTTACAAAGGGCAGAAACTGTACCTGTAAATTTACAGTACATACCTTCGTATCTGTCAGGAGCAAAAAGAACATCATCATAATCGTACTCGTCACAAAGCTCTTTGTAAGTTGCTTCTCGTTCGGCAGGTGACATTGTAGTTGTTTTCTGAAATGTTGTAGGAACTTCCGTTGTTTCTACTTCTGTTGTTTCTTCAAAATCATCATCTAATAACGAACTGCTTTCCGCTGTTGTACCGCAGCCAACAAGCGATACTGCAAAAACTGCGGTTAATGCTAACGCTATGAGTTTTTTCATACCGCACCTCAATTACGCTTTCCAATGGCAATTGGGACATTCCGCAACATTGCTATATGAGTTCATACAATGGCAGTTTGGGCATTCCCATTTATCGGGCGAATTGGTACTTCCGCTATTGTTTTCATCGCTTTCCTCTGTTTCCTGTTCACCGCAAAGAAATTCAAGCTTTTTGAGAATACAGGAAATACCAGCAAAAATCATACAGAGAACCGCAACGGAAATCAGACAAATTACAGTCATTCCCATATTAAAGCCTGTTGTGAATTCTTCTGTAACAGAATTGTATGTGGAAGTCGGGAACTGAAAACCTGCAACAATACTACCGATAATTCCGACGATACCGATAATCCAAGCCATAACTTCATAAAATTTACTTTTCATCATTCATCCTCCTAAATGTTAAAACAATATAATTTTTACTTAATCATACACTAACATTTAGAGAATGTCAACAATATGTGATAAGATACTACACTACACAAGCGAATTTATGAAGTCAAGTTCCTCTTTATCTTCGGCTGTGAGTTTGGGCTTTAGGTCGATAAGTTCTTTATGTTCATTGTAGAAATCCCGTTCGGTTTTGTCGAGCTTCTTATGCTTTGCCTTTTTGGTGCGTATTGAAATCACCTGTGTAAACAAGCCGTCACCCACTTCATTAAACAAGCCGAGAAAAGTCCACCAGTGCATATAATCGACTGTGCGTGTTTCCACTCCTGCAACCTTATTGAGAGCAGGGAAGATTATATGTCCGTCCTGTTCCCAATCAAGCACACGAACGGGGAGCTGTTTGCCCTGTGGAATATCTCCGCCGTCAAGATACCAAGTTGCCCTGTCAAGTGCCTTTTGGTAATTTTCGGGAATTTCCTTGTAAAGGCACTCGACACACACTCGGCATTTTTCAAAATCGTTCAGATCATCGTCTGCATAGGCTTTGAAAATCAGCAGAGCAACACGGAAGTCGGAATTGATTTCGTAGTTTCTGCCGTCAACCTCAAGGCTTTTCGGCAGTAATTCAATCACTTTTTCACCTGTGAAGTGTATTTGCCGACTTTCTTATTGGAAATTTTCTGTGCCGATTCAAAATCAGCCTGCATAACAGGAATAAGCACTTCAAGGAAGTTTTCAAAAATCGGCTTACCGCCCACAAGTGAAAGACAGTTAATTTCACCAAAGGCAACCGTGCAGACATCCGAGCCGAAAATGTAGTTAATCTGCTCTCTGATGTCCTTGTCGCACTCGGTGATAAGCTGAATTGCGTCTGTGTTTTCAGCTTTTTCAGCGTTTTCATACTTCTTCTGAATCTGCTCAATATTCTTGACTGCCTCGTTGAGCCTTGCAAGAATGCCCACATCCGCGGTATTGATACGGATTACTGCGTTTTCGTCATCGCCAATCTGATACTCCTTGTAACCTCTGTCAAAAACAAGTTTCTGCATAAATCAATCCCTCCCCGAAGATTAAACCGTTGCGGTAAAGGTCGGCACTTTCTTCTCAATTGTAGCCGTACCCTGCTGTCTGTCGCCGTTAAATGCGATGTTGAACGGAATGTTCACACCGCCCTGAGCACCGCCGTAGGACTGTGGCTTTACGATACAGGTTTCAGTCCAAGCGTCATACGGACCTGTCTTTTTGTCTACTAAAACTTCAAGAATTGCAGTCTTGCAGTCGTCGCCTGTAAGGCGGTTCATTGCAATATCCTTAATCTTTTCATAGATTGCATCGCCTGTGTTTGCGTAATAAGTGTCTGCGTCAATTGACGGTTCATAGCCGTTATCGTTTACAACGGTTTCATCAAGAATGTTCTTGACTGTTTCTGTGTCGGGGTTGAGTTCAACGGACATATCCTCGATGTCACGACCAATCAAAAACCACTTAGGGGTTTCGCCTGTGCCGAACGAAGCGTCAATGTAGTGCATAAGATAACTTCTTTTGAGTTTACCGATATCGGGTGTTGTTGCCATAATTAAAATTCCTCACTTTCGATTTTGTAATCTGCGGTAATCTGTAACTGATACATTACATTACCGATTAAATTGCTGTCGGGTATGTCGTAAAGCATACCGTTTGAGCAGGTTATTTTTGTGAGCGTACCTGCAAGCTCATTGTCGCCAACCGTTACGGTCAGCGTTTGCCCCTTTGCCTGTTTTTCAAGCCACAGCTGTAACTCGTTAATAAGTCCGCTGTTGGCAAGTCGGTCATAGTCATTAACCGACTGATAAACAGCGTACAAGATGAATGTGTGCTGTCGCTCCTTATTGCCGAGAACATCGGATTTAATCAGTGTGTCGCCTGTCGGAGATAAGCCGTAGCTGTCGGTGTCGGGGGTTGTGTAGTCAATGTGCAGGACATCGTTCAGCTTTGGAAAGCTCATCACAATGCTCTGCATAAGTTCTATTATGTTCATTCTGCCGTACCTCCTGCCACTTTTGCAGCACCCTGCAAAATCTCTTTTTTACGGTCGGCTTTCATTCGTTCAAACCACATCTTGCCGGCAAGAGGGTGCTTTGCCCGAGAATAAACAAGCATTTTACCTGTGGGGTGTTTCTTCTGTCCTTTAGGGCTGAAATAGCCCACAATAACACCGTTTCCCTTAATCGGGATATTGGGACCGTAAACCTTGCCGTAGTAGAGATACCTCGCATACGGTGTGTTCTGATGAATTTCACCCGAGCCTATAACCGTTGAGAGGGTTGCCGACTTTTCAAGCACGCCGTTTCTGAATGGTGTATAGGGTTTCATCAATCGTAAAACCGTGCTGTCAACATACTTTTGCACCTTTAACACATCGGCATTTTTGCGGACTGCAAACTTTTTATCCCAGAGGAAACCTGCCGTTCCGTTTTTTGACTTGATGACAAAATCGGGCGGTTGAACAATCTTCATGCAATCACCTCGCCGAAATTTTGATGTGCTGTAAATCGGTTACGCCGTAGAGCTTTTCATCAATCGACATAACCGCATAGCACCTGTGTTTTTCCTTTAGCGTTTTAAGGCTCTGTGACACGCTCTGAGGGTTTGAATTATCAAAGGTGAAATTACTCTCGCCATTAATAATAATGTCCTGTGCGCTGTTCTGAGGGGTGCATAGCTGACCTGCAAAAAGGTTTTCGCTCGGTTTTAAAAAGCCGGGCAAAAGCCCTGCGGATTCAATCGGAATATACACCGTCACGCTGTCAGCGTTCTGCATTCCGCTTTTAAGCACATTGCGAGCCTTGTTCTCCTGCCAATGACATTCGGGAATGAAATATCGGTCATAGCCTGAGCCGTTGAATCTGTAGATTGTGCAGGAGCTTTCAGGGGTAATAATCATCTGCGACCACCTCTGTACAACAAATCGGTGTCGGCAAGATACTTGTAAATTGTGTGTCTGACAGCCTTTTTATGGGCGGTTTTACGCTCTTCTTCGGACACATAGCTTACGGATTCATCACCGACGCTTGCAGATGAAATTCCTGAATTTGCGGACTGCTTTTCATCGTTATATACAAGCTCTGCAAGCTCACAACAGCAGAGTTTTACGCTTTCGGGAATATTGTTCCCGTCAACATTTTCGCCTGTGTATGCCTTAATGAGCAGGGTTGCAGAGCGTGCATAATAATCAAAGGCGGAAACAATGACCGCCTTTCTGCCACAGAGATATTCAGAGATGTAATAGCCTTCATCGGCATAAGCGGTCATAGTAACACTCCTTTAAGCCTCTACGGCTGAATGGCAGTAGATACCTGCCTTTTTATTCGCATAAACATCGGCAATACCGACCATACGATAACCAAACTTCCAACCGTCAGAACTCTGATTAACTGACGGCTCAATAACCTTTGTGTCAAGGTGCTTTGTGAACTGAATCGGAGCAGAGCCGTGAATAATCATAAAGTTGATATTCTTGCCCGAAGTCGCCTTTTTGTAACCGCCCTTTTCCTTGCTTGAGGATGTGCCGTCAAGCTGTTCAATTGCTGTATAGAATCTTGACTGAGGAACAAGTGTGGTATCTGCAAAACGGCTGAGAACCTCCCTTGACTTTGTTGTATCAAGATCCTGCACAAGACCGTAAAGCGGTGATGTGATGAAAAGGTGTCTGTTCTCGAAAGGAACTTCGTCCTCGTCCATTTTTGTTGAGGCTGTGCGGAGAGCCTTTACAACATCTTCGCCTGTTGTGAGAGTTGCACTCACGGAAGAAATACCGCTTGTACCGGCATACTTTGCAAAGCGGAAAGCGTCAAGCTCGGGAACAACCTTTGTGCGGATAAACTCGCCCGAAAGTCTGCCGAATGCAATGCCTGCCGTTTCTGCATTATCCATTGTGTCAACCGTGAACATTCTGCCACGGTCAAAGTTACATTTCACGGTTTCGTTCGTAAGCTCAACATCGCCGTCAACATAACCGCTGTTGCGTGAGTAGTCAGCAAGACCGTCCATTGTGAGCATCGGAATGATAAGCTCGTTTGCGTTAGCGCCCTGTGTTGCAAGGTCTGACGCACCGTCAATTTTGCTTGTGAGTGCCGACTGCTTATAGACCTCATCAAGCAACGCTGTGTACTGTTTAAAAAGTGCAATTGTGTTTGCCATAATAAAATCACCTCATAGATTTAATAAAATTATTTCTTTTCGGCAGAAAGTCCCATAGCCGCACGCATTGACGCAAGCGGATTTGAGCCTGTACCGCCGTTACCTGTATTGGTTGCACCGACAGGATTCTGAAAAGGCTCGTCAGAACCGAACATATAGCCGTTTTCGGACTTAACCTGTTCGAGAGCCTTTTTGATGTCATCTGCCTGATTTTTAGATGTTTTCAGGTTTTCAAGGTCAAGCAGAGCCTTGACAGCCTTTGAGTTTCTTGCACCGCTTTCCGAAATTGCACCGTCAAGCACTGAGTTAAATTCCATATCCGCAATCCTTGTCTGATACTCCTTCTCTTTGGTTGCAAGGTCGCCGTTGAGCTTTTTGATTTCGCCCTTGAGCTCGTCCACATTGACACCCTCAAACTTTTTGAGTGCAGTCTGTGCAGTTTCAAGCTGTGACTTGTAGTTGTCCCTTGATGTGCGGAGCTTTTCAACCTCTGACACGGTTTTGTAATTATCCGCAAAGGCTTTTTCAAAGTCTACCTTTTTATCTTCGGGAACTGTAAGACCGATTTCGGAGAGAAGTGTGTGTATATTCTTCATAGTAAATCCTTTCTGCATAGCTTGTATTCCGCTTTGCCTGCGGTAGAAATTCAGCCGTTATAACCTACGGCAGGGTAAAATAAAAGCACCTATGCAATCAAATGCAAGGGCGCTTAATCTGCTTTTTCTGTTTTAACTGCTTTGGCTCTCGGCTTTTTGGGAGCGTCAGGCTTGACCTCTTCTGCAAAACCGCCGTCAATGAGTTCCTTTGCTCTCTGCTCGGAGCATTCAAAAACTTCATTCACAGGTCGGGTTACATAGCCGTTCTGCCTGTCGTTAAATGCTGTTGTTACTCTGATTTTCATTCTGTCACCACCTTTCTAAACTGGTCGAAATCGACGGGTTTAACTGTTAATCTTTACTCTTAAATGTAATCGGCAAAATCTGTTTAGGCAGGAAGTTAATTTCATAACGGTATTTATCCACTTCTGCACCGCTTATGTCCTCTACAACATACATAGTTTCATCATTAAGACCTATGATATGCTTTTTGTATTCACCCTTGCCCGTTTCGCAGACAACCTCAATTTGGTTATCGTCATTATCGACCTGTAATGAAAAAGCGGCAACGAGTTCAAATGACGGCTTATCGGTTCTTGTGTTAATAACCGTAAGCCTGCGTATCACATTGAAATTGTCTGCTTCCTGCGAAACATTGTGCGATACCTGCGTTGCCTCGGTACAGCCCACAGTAATCAGTACGGTTGTTGCAATCATAACTACCATAAGTACAATTGCTAAAATTCTTTTTCTCATAGTATCAAACCTTTCTTTGATTAATAATAAAAAAGCACTCTGATTTCTCAAAGTGCTGATTTGATGTATTTAGTTCTGTTACGGCAAGTTACAGGCAAGTTAAGCAATGCCGTGAACAAGCCGTTTTTCTTACTCTGAACATATTCTCGGCAAGTTAAACAACAAAGCCGCCCTTTTTACGGAGCGGTTAGCTTTTGTTTCTTTGTTTTTCAAGTTCTTTAATTATTTCGTCAAGACGTTTTGAAGCTTCTTCGTTAGAACCATCTAAAACAGATTTGTTTATTTCTTCCATTCAAATAAACCTCCTTCTTGATGTTTACTTAAAAATTTATCAATAACCTTTCTGTATTCACTATCAGAACCTGTTTTTATCCTCTTTTTTCCCATTCGTTGTAACTCTGTTAAAAGTGATAGTCTGTCGTATCCTTTCAACTTTGTTAATACTTCAATGTTGCCATCGTTTTTCACAATAGTAAATGTTTTTATACTATCATTCTTAATAAATTCGATAATATCATTTAAAGAATAACTGCTGTTTCTCGGGTGATTGTGCATAACAAATAAATCTTTGCCTTGAAGTGCTGATCCAAAATCTATTTTTTCATCAGTTCCTTTAATAGGCTCTGTAATCATTTTGGACACATCATTTTTTAACACGAAGGCAACTTCTTTATTTTCATTTTGTTCTTTTGAAAATTTCAAAAGTTCCTTGTGTTGTTTTTGAATTTCCAAACACTGCTCTTCTGTATAACCTTCAATATCAACTTTAGGAATACGACTGATAGCTTTATCGGTTATCGGAGTAATAGGCTTTTTACTTTTCTCTTTTATTATACCACTTTTACCCGATTTTGCAACAGATTCAGCGGTGATTTTATTAACACTCTCTGCTTTTTTCGGGAGTTTTGAGCCTAAAGCATTTTTGCCGTCAACGGTTATTCTTTCCCATTGCTGAGGGAGGTTCATTGCTTTTGAAAACTTTACATATTCGTCCTGCCTTTGAAAATATCTGACCTTTGCGCCTGTGATTGTATCGTCATCGGCACCGCCCTGTGTGAGCAGTTCAATCTTCTGTCGGTCGGCACGCATTGCGGTTTCAAGCCGTCTTTGCCTCTGCTGTGCCTCATATGCCGTGTACTCTTTGCCGTTATACTCTTTCGGCGTGTTCTCTTCCTCGTTCATATGGTCAAGTTCTTCTTCGCTGTATGTCGGAGTGTCAATTCCTTTCATAAACGGCGAATAGCTGTGATAGCAATTCGCACCGCAAAGTCCTGTGACCGTACCCAATCCGCAGACGGTTTCAAGCTCCTTTTTGCTGTACACTCTGCCCTGCCACACCTGATGTGTCGGTCTTGCCCCACGGTGATAGCTGACCTCGAAATATTCCGTGCCGAGCTGTTCGGCGTTGTCCTCGTTGACCTTTGCGACAACCTGATTAAAGCCTGTCATCAACGCCCTGCGAACCGCCACATCAACACGATTGCTCCAACCACTTGCATAATCGACGGTACGCAATCCGCTGTCGGTCATAGCTTTAACCGCTCTTTTAAGGACTGTGTTATAATCAACCGCACCGCTTGCAATCTGCATAAGTCCGTTGTCAAGAGTGCGTTGGTAAAAGTCTGCAAGCGGAGTAAATGACAGCGTATTGTCGGCATTTCTCACGGCGAATCCGAGTGAGCCTGTAATGTTCCTGTACTCCGATTTTGTCTGATTTTTGACCGCCTTTACAAGTTGTTGCAGTTGCTTATTTTCCGCATAAGGAATATACTCTTTGCCCTTGCCTTTATAAAGCTCCTCGTTTCTTGCATATCCCGATTTCACGACTTCATCATAGATTCTGTCGATTTCAGCGTCAGACACATTGAGCGTGCTTTGAATAAGGCTGTCTATTTCATCCTTACTCACGCCCAATTCATACAAGCGGTTTATCTGCCAATCGGCAGCAGAGGTTATCTCCTCACCGTTAGCTTTCAAACGCTCCGTAAGGTCGGACATAATATTTAACTGTAAACTGCGGTACAACTGTTCCATAGCCGAGGGCAAAGCCTCAATTTCAGTCGGAGTGAACATTATTCGATAACCTCAGAGGACTGCGGAAGATTCTTTTTCGCTGTCTTTTCGTCCTCTCCATACCACTTCATACGGTACTCATCAGGTCGCATAATACCAAGGTTTAAGTCCTGAATATCCTGCTTGCGTTCGGTTTCTTCATCGGTCAGAATACTGTCCTTGAAATCGCATACAAACGAATAACCGCTTGTTGTCAGCGAATTGTAAAAGGCCAGAGCATACACCAAGTCATCAAGGCAATAGCGAAGCTGTTTCTGAATTGCCGACACGGTGTTGTACTTTCTGTCCTTCGCCGACTTAATCTCCGTAGCAGTCTTTGCAACTGTTTCGGGGTTTGAAAGGTCACCGTATGCAAGACCGACCGCAAACTCAATCATGCGCAGATATGTATTCAAGCCGTCCGTAATGTCGGACTGTCTGAATGCAGGCGAAAAGTCCTTGAACAGTTCTTCGTCACCCAAATCCACATCAACAGCACGGTACAAACGCCTGTTAAGTCTGTCGGCTTTGCCATCCTTAAACGCGGCAGAATCAACATGAATCGCACGCTCTCCGCTTTCAAATTCCCAGTCAAGCCGTCCGAACTGCATATCGGCTTTCTGAATGATTTCAAGTCCGCTGTCAAAAATCGACATACCGCATGATGAGCCGTCAACCGTGTTTTTAATCGGCACTCTGAAATAACCGAACGCAGGTCTTTTCATATCGGGGTATGTGACCGCAGGCGGTAAGTCTGCCCACTCGTCAATGACAGCGAGTGGAATTTCAGTACCGAGAACCTCGGATGATGACGAACGGTAAGCCGTGTTAGTAACAGTCAAGCCCTTGTCCTTATCAAGGCTGTGATATTCAAGCCTTGTGTAGTAGTTGTCACCGATTTTCTTAAATTCGGGGAAGATGACCTTTACAAGCCTGTGCTTTGCGTCAAACTCAATCGGCACAAAAGCATTTGCCGAGATATATTGTACTCTGTCACCGCCCAAAGGCTTGATAACCATTGCACCGGTCGCGAGACCTGACTGTAACTCCGAATTAAGCTCCTCGGTTGCAGTTTCAAACAATTTTGACAGCGTTTCATTTGAGATGTTCACCGTCATTTCATTAAGCGTAATGTTAGCAAACTCCCTTGTGATTGACTGCTCAAGCCTCAAACTGATGACATTTTCATCAAGCCACGGAGCTTTGCCGACATAGCAGTTTTGCCATACGCCGATAGCCTTTTGCATTTCTGCTGTAATCGCAAGCCGTAAATTAAGCGCCTGCCGAATATTTTCAAGCGGAAACATTCGCCTCCACACTCCTTTCAAAAAATCTATAAGTCCCATTATTCACCTCTGCGTTTCCATACTCTGTTCATTGCATATCTGACAGCGTCAATATGGTGGTTGTCCTTATCGGGATAACCGCTGATAACATTGCCGTCCTTATCACGCTCGTATTCATAGTCGAGAAACTCCTGTGCAGTATGCGGACAGCGTGTGTTATCAATCACAATCTCCCGTAAAGACTGCAACCACTTCATCGAGTAAACAACCGAACCGGGTCCTTTTTCTGCTGAACGAGCCATTAAACCGTCAGCCCTGTAATCGCCGACTGACTTCTGTTCTGCACTGTCGCAGGTAATCAAATCATTACTTGTAACTCCGTGCTTAGTTCTGAGCAATTCGGCTGTTTCCCTGTTGCTTTTTTTGTTGCAATGTTCCTCGTCAAAAATAATGAGCTTGTGTTGACTTGGAATATAAGTCATACAATCATAGGCAAACGGATCAGGATACCAGCCCCAGTCAACTCCTCTGTAAAATCTGTCAAAGGTCTGAATTTCGTCATCTGTGACCTCACGAATAACAACATTATCAAATACATTGCCGCCTGTGCCGTTAGCAATGCCCATATACTCGTTTTCATAGGCGGTAGGGTTTGTTTCTTTCAGGAACTCTGCGTCATCTATAAACGGCTTTCCGAGCCATTTTGACGGTACTGTAAGGTATGTACTCTCAATAACGAGCCTGTCTTGACGGGGAATTTTAACATACTTGTTCGCCCAGTTCTGTGCAGATTTCGGAGGGTTGAACGATTTAAATTTAAAAGCCGTGTCACCGCCACGAATCACCGACTGTTCAATCTTTCTGACAGCTTCCTCGCCGGTGAACTGGTCAAGTTCTTCAAACCACGCAACGCCGATATAACCGAACGGTACTTTGATTGATTTAATCTTGCCCGGATCATCTGCTCCACGGAAGTATATTTTCTGTCCTGTGCTTACCCTCGTGATTTCGAGAGGTGACACGGTGCAGTTAAACTCGCTTTCAAGACCGAGAGCAGAGATTGACCACAAAATCTGCTGATACACCGAACTGCGCAGAGTGTCGGCTACCTGACGAAAAATACAGGCGTGCATATCCTCGTTCTTCATAAGCAAATCAATAACATTCAGACTGACGAAAGACGATTTTGTTGAACCTCTTCCGCCGGGGAAAACATATTCCGAATGCTCTTTACCCTCAATATCAAAAAGCACCGACGAAAACGACGGTGCAACCATATTAGCCGGTATTCCTTTGTACTCCGAACCGTCACTCTTTGGCGGTTCAGCCTTTTTGCGTTCAATGTCGAGATAGGCATTGTCGAGCTTGATTTTATGATTTTCAAAAACATTGTCACGGATAATATTTCTTAATTCTTTAATGGAATTAACATCACCTGTTTTAGCCTTTTTGAGAAGTGCCGCATTTACAACGAGCAAATTATTGACCAAATCTTCGTCAATCTCATCAACATTAATTCCCATATCAATAAGCATTTCCCAGTCGGCAGGAGTGTTCGCAGGCAAGGAAAGTAACATATCCATAACCTGTTTCATACTCTTTTTACGGCGGCGTGACTTGCCCGAAGCCTTACCGCCCTTTGCTCCGTTTTTCACGGCTTCATCACGGCTTTGGTCAGATGTAAACGGTATTAAATTTTTCTCATTGGGCAATCACCTCACCTCTTTTATCTGATTTTCCCTCACAACACAAAACCGCCCACAGCTGGAACTATGAGCGGTTTGTGCGAATTTTTTATCTTAGGAGATTTCTACATATGTCCTGTTTGTCAAACTTTCATAATACCATTATACGCTGGGTAAGGGTGACATTCAATGACATTTCAAAATAATTTTACGAGAAATCAAACTTTTTTCGGAACGCCTGTAACGCTTCGCCGTGCAATCTCAGGGTATGCCTTACGCTCATTTCCATACTCTCGGCAATATCCTCCCATCTCTGACAATTTATGTAATACTCAGTCAAAATTGCAATGTAACGGTAATCGTCAAGTGCGTTGATTTTACTGCGGATTTCAGTTTTCAACCGCACAAGATTGTCAATTTCCCGATTGATTTCAGCCTGAAGGTCTGCAATCCTGTCCACAATCCGCATAGGGTCATTCACTCCCGATGTCTTAACAGGCTCATTCTGCTTAACCGATACCTGTGCAATATTCAGCCTAAGTTTCGACAGCTCGTGTTCTTTCGTTCTGATCAGCTTATCCGAAACCCTGACCGAATATAAATAATCTTTAACCGTCAATCCACTTCACGCTCCTCGTCAAGCATACCAAGTTCCTGCGCCAACGCAACAACAGCGGTTACAATCAAACGCAAATCCTTACCTTTGATGTTACACATATTAAAGCAAACATCGCCCTCATCGTTATCAAGTTTACCAAAATCAATAACAAGTCCCTTTGTAATCGTCTTGCTTTCATTGTTATCGTAATTAACGGTGATATTTTTAATGTCTTTCATTCTTCCACCTCACTTTCAAGCCAATGTTTCGTGCAGTCAATGCTCATTGATTTGATTTTTTCAAAGTTAGTCATTGTTTTCCCCTTTCAGCAGTTCGGGATTGTCATAGATATTTCCGATAACTTCAATATTTTCAGGATAATAATTTTTTCCGAGACTTCTGTAGATATTGTAGTATTCAATCCCAAATTCGGTTTCATCTGCGTCATATATAACAGCTCCATAGTCGCCATTATCAGGGCGTTTCGAGAAATCAACAATATCGCCCTCGAAAATTTTTGTGCCGTTCTTGTCGTGCATGCCTGTGTACTGTCCGACTGTGTCAGCGTCAATATGCCACACTTTTGAGCTTTCGTTCTTGTATGGCTCTTTGATTACCAAGCCTTTGGGTTCAATGCTTAAAAAGCCGTACTTCCATTCGTTTCCGAATTTTCCTCTGAATAATATTTCTCTCATCATTTTTCACTCTCTTTACCTGTTTTATTTTGCTTTTCAAAGTAAAATTCAATTGGATTGTCCGTCTTTTTAATCAATCCGTACTTTACAGCTAATCGAAAAATAAAGACCTTTTCGAGCCTCGAAAGCAACTTTCCTAATTCTTTTTTAAAATCTTCGACTGTCCTTGTCGATTTGTAGAAATTGCACATTCGACAAGCAGGGTTGAAATTTTCAATGTCATTTGCTCCGTCATACCAATACACGCTCTGAATATGGTCAACCTGCATATCCTTTAATTCGAGTTTACAGCCGCAGTACGCACACCTTCCGTTGTACTTCTCATAAACTTTAAGCCTTGTTGCTTTTGATATTGATTTTCTCTGACTCAACCAAATCACTCTCCTTAATCAATCATTTTTTCCTCCTAATCTGCGTAATCGTAGAAACCGAGCGGTTTAATTTTTCTTGCGGCGATTTGCGCTACAAATTCTCCGTAGCTGTAACTTGTGCCGTGCTTTGCGTTGTAATCAGAACAGTAAAGACACATCTTGTCTATTCGGTCGAGTTTCTTCTTGCGACCTCGTTTCTTTTTTTCTTCACTCATTTATTTCACCTAATTTCAAATACTTTAATATTTTTTCGCTTGCCTCGTCGCAACCATAACATACAGCGACAGCGTAGCCTTGTTCATTAAGGCTTTTAAGCCATTCGGTTTGTTTTTCAGTCGGCTTATTCTTACCGTATTTTAATTCGATGAACAGGCCGTGATAGCTTCCACGGCTAACCGGCAAAAACAAATCCGGCACACCTGCCCTAACTCCTTGCCTTTTAAGATGTGCGGCTTCGGCTTTATCTCTTCTGCCACCATTTGGAACAGCGTACAGCATTGAAAGTTCAGGATGTATTTTCATTTGCACACATTTATCCGCCCATTTAATGAGTTTACATTGCTCCTGTGCTTCAGACATCATTTTCATTTCCTCTCGTAAAACGGTAATTCTTATTTTTATCGGCTTTAATAAAAATTTTCGGATTAGCCATTTCTGAAATTCTACTGCCTAAAGCCTCATCAATCTGCGAAATCTGTTCAAGTGATAATTCAGATGTTATGACAGTCGGCAATCCTTCATTGTATCTGTAATTGATAATCTTAAATGTAGCATTGACATCAGCTGTTGAGACAAAATCGCCCCTGCGAGTTTTAAAGAAATCATCAATGTAAAGAATTTCCGCTTGCTTATATGAATTTATGAGAGCTTCATACACCTCTAAATTACTCGATGCCTGCTTGATTTTGGTAATATCATCCTGCCAAAGCATATATTTAGGTGCTTTGCCTTTTTTGAGTAATGCTCCGACAATAGCCGTACATATATGTGTCTTTCCACAACCGGGCTGACCGCCGAAGAAGAACCAATCAGAGCATTTGTCAATGTACTCATATGCTTTATCTTTCACATATTTCTGCCAATCTGAGGTTGTCTTGTAACTTTCAAAAGTATATCGTTTAAGAAGTTTTTGAAGACCGCTGTTCTGCATTCTGTGAAGTTCATCTCGAATTTTCATACAATCACATTTGCAAGCAACCACATCATATGTAACCTGCCCGAAAGGCGTTTCGCCTGCCTTTACACGGTAAATATAGCCTCGGTTCATACATTTCTCGCACTCATAGCCAATGAGCTTACCGGGTGTTGAGTTAAACACTTTTGCTTCTTGTTCGGCTCTTTCTCTCGGAGTGAGTTCTTTAGAAGACTTTCTCGCCCGTTGGATAATTTCCTCCGCTCGCTGTGGTGACATTATTCTTGACATTATCGCTTGGATTGAATCCATATCCTACACCTCCTCTGTCTTGGACCTTATTAAGCCATTTAGTAATGAACCCTTTAATGCCGGTTCTTGTTTTTCTCCTGCTCGGATTAGCTTCGAGCCACCCCAACATCGAACGCAATTGTTGTTCTACATCAACAGCAGGATACAAAATTTTGTAGTGCTGAACATCAGATTTTGAAACTGAATAATTACTCTTATCGTTCAAAGGTAATGTAATAAAAATATTTTCACCGGCGGTGTCGGCTGCATTTGCAGACGGCATCGCATAATAATTATTTCTATTTACTTTACTTTCCTTTACTTTACTTTTCTTTGTGTCGTTCTCGGAGAGATTATGTTCATTCTCGGAGAGATTATGCTCATTTTCAGGTATAACTATATAAGCCTTTGTTTCTTCCGCTTTCAAAAGCCAATATAATCTATTTATTGTGCGACCTCGCACGGAGCGTTTTTCGATAGCGTACATATATCGTTCTTGCATCATTTTGTTGGTCAGTATGCTCTCCCTATCAAACAGCCCGTTATCAAACAGCCCAATTCGTAAGCAAAGCTTAACTACCTGATTTACCGTATCTGATTTAATTCCACCGCTCATTCGTTTCGCTATCGTGGCAGCACTGGTTCCTTCTCGCCACTCATAATAGTAACCATTTGTTGCATAAGCTTTGGTACAAATCCAAAAAAATACTCCAAAGCCGTCCCAACCCTGTGCATCAATAAGCACATCAAATCTCTCATCATCATCGAACAAGTGAACATCCCAAGCCGCAAAGTCAAGCCCTCGCTTTGGTTGTCCAGCCATTCACTGTATCACCTCTTTCTTTTTGTATTAAGTTTCAGCTTTGTACAAAGATATTCATCAAGCTCTATACCGTAGATTTTGTACTTATCAAACAGCTCTTTTTCGTGCCGATGTGCTTCATCGTGGTGCTTTCTGCAAAGGCATATAGCTTTTAATCCTATATGTACAATCTGTTCCCTATCTCGCCCCATACCAATTCTGTCAACATGATGAACTTCACCTGGTGCATTGCATATTGCACACTTACGATTTTCAAGACAACTGTACAAGTATCTGCCTATATCATCTGTAACATTAAGCAGAGTATCTCTTGTTCCGATATTTTGGTAGAAACAAAAATCTATCAGATAGCTTATGAAATCTCTTGCTACGCTTTTTTCGCAATCAGACAGCGAAAAGTATTCAATGCCAAATTCACCGCAAAAATTAAACTTGAAATATTCTTTAATCCATTCGGGATTATCTCCGCACCAAAATGCTATATCTCTGATGATTGCGTATATTTTTCTTCGCTGTTCGGCAGAAATCGTGCGTCCGTCAACAATTCTGAGTTCAATTTCATGTACTTGTTTCTGTGAAAGTTCTCTGCCGATACGCTCATGCGGTCTTACTATTAAGTTATATCCGTCATAAGATACTATGTTCGCTGATGTAATCATACTAAGTCCTCGTGTTGGTGCATATAAACGAAGAAACTGTTATTACCCATATTTTGATACAACCATTCATCGCACTTTTCTTTGCTCAAATGTGTACGAAGAACTCTATCTTCGTACACATATTGACCTTTCAATCGTTTATCTTTTATTCGATTAAGTAATTCTGTTTTTGAGTAGTTAGCTTCTACAAGATACAAATCGTAGTTCTTAGCTGTTATATGAGCGATTTCCGATGTATCAGTTGCGTATATAACTTTATATATCCCCTGTTGAGTGTTGAAGTGTAACTTCCAGCCGATATTAGGAACATCATGCCGAAGTGGTACTGCTGAAAAAGTAATATTGCTGATTGAGTACCATTTATCCTGAGCGACTATGAAAGAATTGTATTGAAAGGAGGTATCACCTAATAAAAAAAGCTTTTTGCAAAGATAATTGGGGTAAATTATCCGAATACAAGGGTGTTCAGACAGCAGTCGCTTTAGAGTAGCAACATTACAATGGTCTCCGTGTTGATGAGTTAAAAAAACATATTTAACTCGGTCAACCACTTCACACTCAACAAGTTTGCTGAACGGCACTCCGCAGTCAATCAAGACTTGACCGTCAAGAAAGACTGCGTTGCCCTTAGAGCCTGTGCTTATTATCTCTAAATCAATCATTTCATTCTGCAAGATCATCAATAGAGAACTGTTCTTCATCCGGTTCAGATGAAGATGAATTGTAAATTTCAGGTGTTTCAGCAGGAACTTCTGCATCAATCATGGTATCGGTGTCATAATCGGGAGTTCCGTCAGCATTGATAATATGATTATCAGCTTCATATGCTGTCTGCATTTCAACACTCATAATACCCCATTTGCTTATAAGCTGTCTGAGCATTGTCTTTTTTGCCATAGCATCAAAATCCTTTGCCCAAAAAGTGTAACTTGTACCCTTATTGACATCGCTTGCATATCCGGCTGAATACTTTAATGCGTGCTGTTTCATCTTATTCTTACTCCAGTAAAGAGCCTTTTCAAAGCCATTTACATAGCGAAAATAAGCATAGTATCCGATAGTTTCGGCAGATTCACGCTCTGTTTCATCTTCAATCATTTTAATTGCTATTTCCTCGGTGAGTGGGTCCCAGTTAAGTAGTTCGCCCTCTTTTACTTCTACAACATTAAGTCTTTTATACTGACCACTACGAATAGCGAGCTGTATGTATCCACGATAGCCAAGAACAAATGTAGCTGTTGTACGCTTATTCTTTCTGTCCTTAAACGGGACCATATAATACTGACCGAGCTGTGGTGACGGAGGAAGTCCGAGAGAGTGACCGCAAAGAGCCGCCGAAAGAATTGTAGCTGCATCGCATTCTTCGAGTGCAGGATTTGTACTCACCACAGATGTGATAGCCGCCGTAAATTTCTGAATTTCCTTCGGGTCTTTCATTGAGTTTGAAAGACTTTTCTGAAAAGCCTGTGTCTGGAGCATTGACGAAAACTTCGGCTTTCTCTGCTGAATCTGATTGTTTTGATTATTATAATTACTCATAGCGCAATCCCCTTTCGTTGATTAACTGCTTAACAGTGAGTGCAAAATCTTTAAGCTGTGATTTTGTACCGTAAACCTTGAATGACAATGACAGAACTTTTTCATCTTGCTGTGGCTGTTCTGATATTTCTTCAACCGGAGGAGCAACTTCTTCAGGCACATTTGCAACAAACGGTTCATATTCGTCAAGAGTGTTGCTCACAGCCTGCTCGGCTTTTTCACGCTCTGCTCTTTCGGCTTCTGCCCTTGCTTTTTCTTCTTCAATAGCCTTGTACCTCTCGGTTACGGAAGTTATTGCAACCGATACATTCAAAGACCGCTTATACTCGTACAGGATTTCGTCCTTGTGCTCCTGCGTTGCGATAAGCTTTAAGTCATCCATAATCTTGTCAAGGTTAGATTTTATAGTTTCTTTAAGCTTTTTGAGAGATACGCTCATAGTAATGTTTAAACTAACTTGCTCATATGCCACAAAATCAATACCGAGTGATTTTGAATACTCATCAAAATAGCTTTTTGATTTTTCGTACTTTTCCTGTTTAAGACCCTGCTCAATGGTGTCAACCTTACCTTTAAGGGCGGAATCAGCTTTCTTATAAGGCAATAACACGCAATCTTTGTAAACTGTTTCAAAAGCCTCATAAGGTGTTATTATTTCCGATTTAACCGCTTTTCGGCGAGTTTCAAATTCCGCAAATTCCTTATTGAGCGATGAACGCAACTTCTTGATTTCCTTGTAGTTTTCGTCTGTACATATCATTTCGCAGGCAGTGTTTACCTTTTTCTCAATTTCAGATTTAACCAGCTTGAGATTCTCGATAATGACAGGAATCTGAGCTACCTGAATTAAATCGGTTGAATCAGGTTCTACATCATTAACTGTTGACAGATTTTTTACTTCTTCCATATCAGCAGTTTCAAGCAAATTAACGGGTTCTGTAATTTTGGTCATTTTATGTTACCTCCTTAATCTACTGACCATTCTTCCTCGGTAATGCCGTGAAAAAGTTCGGCACATTCACGAGAACAGAAAATATCATCATTTGTATCTCTGAAATATGTATAATCAGATCTGAGTTCTGAATTACACATTCTGCAATATCCCATAACTTGTGGTTTTGGTGCATTAGGGCAAGCAGATTTACACGGAGTACTTCTGCACACTTCACGCATTTAAAATATCTCCTTTTTCGACTGATTATAACTATTGATTTTTCACTTCAATATGCTATAATAATAGGTGTTTAAATTTCTTTTTGTTTAGTCCCGTATTGCTATGCTCAAGCAATGCGGGATTTCTCTTTTTTATCAATAGGCTGAATTTCAAGTAAAGCCTTTGAAATTCTCTCTGCTCTGAGTTCTTCTTTGATAAGCTGTTCAAGGTAATAATCCTCAAGGCGTTCACCGTTTGCATCACCAAATCGGCTGATAATAACCGCCAACTTGTTCTTAGCGTGTGCCTTAGCAATTTCAAACTCAGATTCAGTGCATATGTATCCGTTTGAGGATATAAAATCAGTGTAATTCAAAATATTTTCCCACCTTTATATTTGATAAACATTTTGCTAAGGTCCGCAAAATGTTCTTTTCATCAAACAACCTTGTAGTCGTTGGCATTTTCAACCCCCACACATTCAAAACCGAAGGATTCGGATTCAGGCGTTTCAAGGGCTTTGAGCTTGCGCTTTAGCTCTCGGTTTTCGTGCTTGTAACCGCTTGACGCTGTTTTTTCAAGTGCAAGGTCCGTTCTTGCGTTTCTCAACTCAATACTGAGATGTCTGTTCTCTGCTCTGAGGTTTTCAATATCTTTGAGCAGTTTCCTTTTTGTCGGGTAGTTTCTTAACCACATTTGTTACACTCCTTTCAACGGGTTTGAACCGAGAATATAATTGAGAAACGGTATTCTCGGAATACGGATAGATGTGCCGACTACAATTACATTGAATCCCAATTTTTCGGGTTCGTCCTTTGCCTGTTCACGCAAGTTTTGCGGAGCAACTCCAATAGCCTTTGCGGCATCTTCCGAAAGCAGATAGACATCACTGCTATCCATAATTTCTTTGATTTTTTTGTTCATCTGAACCGTGTCCATATAAACACCTCCTTAATTTTCGTTGCTTGTAACATACGGAATTTCTGTTCCGTCAATTTCAAGAAGGAACTTGTCCTTTGTGTCAATAAGTTTAAGTTTTGCCATTTTCTCACATGCTTTTCGATATTTTATTGCTTTACACGACCTTAAATGTTATGATTAACTATGAAAGGAGGCATAAATATGAATGATATTTTATCGTGGTTGACTTTAATAATATCCGCAGTTTCAACCTTATGCACTTTGGTTCTGTCTTGGATATTATTTAAAAAGGAACAGAACAAAACCTATCTGAAAGAACGATATGAATTAGTGATTTTCCCCATATTCAACCTGCTTGAAGAACATTTGTACAAAAAGGAAATTACTTCTGAAATTAAACAAGCCGTTGAAAAATGCGAAGATATTATTGCCGATAATAAACTTATCGCAGGCGGAAAACTCAGCTATGTATTTTCTCTTCCATTAGATAAAATTAACTTTCAAAGCATTTCAAAATTAGTCGACAAAGAATATGATGATTGTTGTTGTGCTTTAGGAATTCCTTTAAGACCGTTAGATAAAAAGATGTATACATACAAAACACGAAACATAAAAGTTTTAATATTAGGAATTACTAAATATTCAATGCCGTTGATTGCGGTTTTCCTATTATCAGTAATTCTAATTGTACTTTTTGAATACTTCTTTCTTAACGGATAACTCCTGCTTTGATAAGCATTGCTATAATCAGCAGAAGTAAGCTAATTGCGTTGAGAATAAACACTACAAACATTAAAAACTTGTTCAATTTTCATTCTCCTTTGCCCACTTAATCAGATCCATAATTTGAGCGTCGTGCTTATCAAGGTAGCTGTCTATTGTTTTATACAAATGGGCGGCTACTATTTTTATTGCTAATGCTGCTGAAGCAAAAGCTGTGCAAAGCATTAGCAGTCCTAAAATTATTATTACTTCCGTCTTTCTTCACCTCTTTTCAGCGTGGTAGTTTCCTTGTTTATAAGGTTTTCAAGTTCTGCGATACGCTTTGTAAGAGCACCGAGGTTTCGATAAACTTCAAGCATATCCGCCGTGTAATTAGGCACTTTTTCCTCAACGATTTTCATTCGTTTGTTGAGGTTATCAAGTGCACCGTACACATTAAAAATTTCATCTGTATGAGTGTTAGCCATATAAATCACCTCCTAAGCTGATTTCTGCTGTTCGGCTATCTGCTTGCCCACGACCATTCCTTTCATCATTGCGAAAGCAACAGCCTTTTCTTCATCTGTCATATCAATCAAGATTTTCGCAAGTTCTGCGCCGATTGACTTGATGTCCATCTCCTGTTTATCTGTCATTGTTTTCACCTCCTCATTGACTTGTTGTATATATTGTAATCCTTTTTTCTTGACTTGTCAATATAATTTTAAAACTTTTTTAAAAATAAATATTGACTTGTTGTATAATTTGTTTTATAATAATAAGCGAAGAGAGGTGACAACACAATGACCATTAATGATAGATTAAAGGTTGTACGCACAAATTTAGGACTATCTCAGCAAAAATTTGCAGATAAACTTGGTATGAGTTGTAATTTTATAAATTTATGTGAAAACGGAAAAAGGGAATTGTCCGAAAGAACTATAAAGGATATCGGAGCTGTTTTTAATGTAAACCTCGAATGGCTCAAAACAGGCGAGGGAGAGATGTTTGACGAAGAAAGTGAAGATGTCGTGATTGATGCTCTTAGAGCAGAGTATGACCTTGATGAAATCGACATTGACATTATTCGTACATATATAAGTATGGCTCCGCTTGAGCGGCAAGTTTTTAAAAACTTTATTAAAGGAGTTTCGGACAAAAATAAAGGGGAGCGTTAAGCTCCCCTGTGACCGTTCAAATTACGGCGATATATAATTTTAATGAATTTCAGTATAGCCACTAAGGCTTTGTGATTTTCGATTGATTCTATGTATTCAATTATTTCTTGCCGGATTGCTGTGTTTTTCTTCATGAATTAATTTCCTTTCATTCGTAAGATTCGGACAAAATTCCTATAATTTAATTATAGAACTTCTGTTCGACAATTTCAAGTAGTAAACATTGGCAGTATATTACAAAGTCCCATTAAACGGACTTTGCTACAATATTTTACACGGAGGTGTTAATATGGATAGTTGTGCAAAACTAAAGAAACTAATACAGACCGCAAACGAGCTGTTAGATAAAAGAGTAACAGCCGATTTACCCGAGTTTAAAACTTGGCACGCAAGTGCACTTAGATTTTTAACAAACGAGTTTGGCGAAGACAGCATTGAAGTTACAAACTTTAAAAAGACACACTTTCAGTGTGCGTTATTTGATGATGAACAGCAACGAATTTGGTGTTCTAATGGATTAAAAGCAACAATTCCGACATTTGAGGAATTGCTCAGCGACCTTGATGAAGATGATGAAAACACACCAAAAAATGATAGTAAGATAAATAACAATAAAGTGTTTATCGTTCACGGGCACGACGGCGAACTAAAATATAAAACAGCTGAACTTTTAAGAAAACTTGGTGTAGAACCTATTATCTTACACGATCAGCCAAATTCCTGCAAAACAATTATTGAAAAAATTGAAGATTTCGGTAGTGAAGCAAGTGCGGCTATTATTCTTTTTACTCCCGATGATGTCGGCAAATCAGTTTCAGAAGAAGAACCCAGAGCAAGAGGAAGACAAAATGTTGTTTTTGAGGCAGGTTATTTTATGGGGCTCCTCGGAAGAAATAAGACCATTTTAATTCAGTCAGATAGTTCTATCGAATTACCCGGTGATTTAAGCGGTGTTGTTTATTCTGACGGCGCAAGTGAATTTACAATTGCAAGAGAGTTAAAAGCTATGGGGTTCAACATTGATTTGAATAATCTAATGTAATTAACAAACTTCATACACCGACAGCCATGGTCTGCCGATTAAATAGAATAAATAAAAAAATCCGCCCTGCTCGATGACCAGTCGAACAGAGCGGAATCATCCACACAGGGTGCAGATGATACGATTACACGCAAGATAATTGTATCACAATCCCTTGTGTTTTTCAAGTAATTTAAAGCACAAGGGATTTTTGCACCCTTTTTTTAAGCAAAAGGAGTGTATAAAATGAAACTGCCCAACGGCTACGGCTCTGTTTATAAGCTGAGCGGAAACAGGCGCAATCCGTGGGTTGCCTGCGTGACAATAGGATACAACAAAGAAACACGCAATCAGGAACGCAGAGTTATAGGCTACTTTCCCAACAAGCCGAAAGCTCTGAACGCTCTTGCTGATTACAATCAAAACCCGTTTGATGTTGATTCGGCAAGACGCACTTTTTCAGAAATTCATGAACTTTGGTACAAGGAGTTCATCACTGAAGACACAAATCCGAACACCAAAAGACAGTATAATGCGGCATACAAACAATGCTCAATGTTATACAATCGCAAGATGTCCGATATAAAAATCATTGATATGCAACGAGTTCTCGACAACTGCAACAACGGTTATCAATCGGTTAGGCGAATTAAAATTCTGTTGAACAAAATCTACGAATACTGCATATTTCACGATATGCTCCATAACAATCTTGCAGAAAAATTGAAAATCAATACCAAGTCATATGAAACAAAACGAGCACGCAGGGAGTTTTCGGAAAGCGAAATAAATCTTTTGTGGGAATATTCAAATCTTGATTCGGTAAAAATAGTGCTTATGCTGATTTATTCGGGAGTGCGTGTGTCCGAATTGCTCGACCTAAAAATTTCAAATGTAAACCTTGACGAACAGACTTTCTTTGTTGAAAGTTCAAAAACCGATTCAGGTGTACGAACCGTGCCTATAGCAGACAAAGTACTGCCGTTTTGGCAGAAATTCATCTGCGATTCTCAATGTGGATATGTTCTGAATAACACCAATGGCAAGCCGCTGAAATACGATAACTTTAAACGCAACTACTGGACACCTCTGCAAAACGATTTAGGTTTAGACCACACCATACACGAAACAAGACATACCTGCATTTCAATGCTTGTATCGGCAAATGTGAACCACACAATCATCAAAAAAATAGTCGGTCACAAGTCGAAAATGGACTTGACCGAAAAGGTTTACACCCACATTAACCCCAAAGAATTGGTGAATGCAATCAACAAAATATAGTCTTATATTATCCTGAATTGTTCATAATTATGTTCCGTAGCTTACATATAGCTAACAAAATCCCCCATTTTCCCCATTCCTATCCCCCTTGCAAGTTACCTGCACCAACAGCCGTTTCTTATGCAGGGACGGCTGTTTTGTATCGCATTGTCGGTCTGTTTTATGGTGATTTTCAAAATATTTGAATTAATTTTGAATAAAAAACGAAAATTATGTTGACAAATCCGAAAATATGGTATATAATAATCAAGCTGTTGTTATTAAACAACATTTCGAGGTGTAGCTCAGTTTGGTAGAGTGCTTGGTTTGGGACCAAGATGCCGCAGGTTCAAGTCCTGTCACCTCGACCAAAAAAAGGTGGTTTTTTAACCGCCTTTTTCTTTTTGCCAAAATTACTTAAAATGCCTTAAAAGTGGCTTAAACACTGGGTTTTTGAGATTTTAAAAATTCAGTTGAGTAATTTTGAATTAAGTTAAAACAAGATAAAATGCAGTCAAACTTACTGTCAAACTTACTGTCATTTTAGTTTGCCTGCCGATTTTCAAGGAAACAAGATAATATATTTTTAAATTTTATTACACCGTAACACAAAAGATTTTTCTATTATTAAAACAACAAAGAGGTTAAGCAATTTTTTCTAATGCTTAACCTCTTTTTTTATTTTGTTGATTACAAAGCATTCCCATACCATAACAATCCTCTATATTTTTGTTCTCAATTAACATTATGCTTCATCACCTACAAAACTGTATATTGTCATCTTAATACTTCCTTTCTATTTTAAATATGATTACTTTCTAAAAATACAATTTAAAATTGTACCCCATATAAAGCACAACCGCTAAACATAGTATTCCACCTACAAGCACCAATACACTGCAAACCACACTATGGTTGCCCCTCTTATACCAATAATATAAATTTAACACACACGAAGTTACTACTACTATTAAATAGTTAAACAATAGCATTAAGCATCCATCAATACCCATATACTCTACAACCTTTCCTTTTATTTTATTATATTTTACCATATATTATATTTTAGTTAAATACTTTCTTGTATAGAAATATTATTTTCTATACAAAAGAAAAGAGGACTCAACATTGAGTCCTCTTCCCTTGAAATATTAAACCATGATTAAAGTAGTTAATATCAAATGTTATCTGTATTCCCAATGACCGCCGTCTTTAACCTTCTCATCCCAAGGTTTTACCCATTCTTTGTCTTCTACTGTTTTTGTGCCTGTCTGTACATATTCTGTCTCATGGTGGTATGCACCTGCACCGTTAGTTTCCAGTTCCCAAGTAAGATGAGCCTTTCTCTCCTTAGCATCATTCATCTTCATGCCACAATTATTACATACATCATAACCTATCCAACCATATACTGGCTCCTCGTGAGTACCTACTACCTTCCAATAGCCATCATGGTGAACTGTTTTGTAGTCGTCTACCCATACCTTCTGCTTTGGCTTTGCTGTAGGTGTTTCAGTCTTTGAAGATTCACTTGGCTTAGCTGGCTTCTGGTTATTACTCGAAGAGTTGCTTGGCTTAGCTGGCTTCTGATTATTACTTGAAGAGTTGCTTGGCTTAGCTGGCTTCTTGTCGTTATCAGATGTATTTGTTTTTGAAGAGTTGTCTTTCTTTGAAGATGTATTTGACTTAGTATCTTCTTTCTTTTCGGTGTTACCCTTGTTGCTGTTGTTTTTGTTAGATACCGTAGTTTTTACATCGTTAACCTTAACTGTAACTGTCTTACCGTCATCAGTTTTTACTTCTACTTTGCCGTCTTTTACTTCGACTTTCTTACCATTCTTATCAGTGATGTTGCCGTCTTTGTCGATTTTTAGACCGTTATCCTCAATAGCCTTGCTGACCTCAGATGATACAGTTGAAGTCTGTACGGTTGAAGTCTGTACGGTTGAAAATATTACTGACGGTTCTGTCGGTTCTTTCTCAGCGTTACAGCCTGCAAGAATGCTTATGCCGACTGCTAATGTGCCTGCAAGTATTGTAGCACCGCAGACAACGGCAATTACCTT